GTCTAATCGCCGAATCATTATCGGTAGAATTAATAGATCCGGTTTCACATAAGAATAAAACGAAGACAAAATTATATGAGCATATTTTGGAGAAATTGGTGTAGTAAAAGATATATATTACATTTTAACAATTTTATATATTTATTATATATTTATTATATATTTATTATATATTTATTATATATAATGGCAAGAACTTATCGAAGGAAATCGAGAAATTTAAGAAAATCGAGAAATTTAAGAAAATCGAGAAAAAGGTCGATTAAAAGAAAACATGTATTGAAAAAACATAATAAGAGTAGGCGGATGAGGGGAGGGACAATATATAACCACGCCACAGTGTCAGGTATGAGTGATATGGATCAACATCTTCTTGAACAGAGTAAAGAAAAACAAAAAAACATAGCTGCAGATAAGGAACGAGAAGAGGAACTAGTGCACCTCGTTCCACCACCACCATGGAAAGGTGACGGGGTTGTCGGAACAAAAATATATCGTTTTATGGTATACAAAATAAATAAAAAACACCAATCCCGCGAAATTAAAATAACTTTTGCAATGTCAGAGGAATTAGATAATAGTCATAAATTAGAGATTTGTTATAACCCAGACAGTAAAGGTAGGTTTAAACCGTCTAATAAAACTATAATACTTAGCATTCAAGATTTTAATAAAGTTACATTCGGCATAACACCAGACGCTGATGAAAATGATTATATGACGGCAACGCCCGAAATTGTATATACACAAATTGGAAGTGCTAAATCTAACCACAATAACCAGGAACAACGCGAATATCAATTTATTTTCAGTAAAACGGATGGTCTAGTTAGTAAAATTAATGAACTACAACAAGAAATGGATAAGGTTGCGTTGTTTGAGAAGGCGAGGGCAGAGGAGGCGGAGAAGGCGGCGGCGGTGAAGGCGGCGGCGGCGGCGGAGAAGGCGGAGAAGGCGGCGGCGGAGAAGGCGGTGAATGCGGCGGCGGAGAAGGCGAAGGACCCGAGAGTGTTTGGAACATTTAAAAAAAAACACAGCCCGAGAAAATCTGGAGTTAAATCTTATTATGGCACACGTGATGTAGAATTCATGTATTTACCCAATAAAGATATAATACAATATAAGTCGAAATCAGGTATCGATAACAACATATATGTGAATAATCCACATATTGACAAATATGATAATACAAAAGTTATCATTAACGATGGTATTATATCCCAACATGCTATATATTTTGAAACTGACGAAGTGGCAAACAATTTTTTAGCTGCATTAATGATAAAATACACACGAGCTAAAAAACGGTTACAAGCCATGCAAGAGCTCGAATACCAAAAAGAACCCCCTCCCCCACAACATGTGCTACCTCCTCCAATAGACCATTGGGAAACTTTTAGTAGTAGTGGACAATAAACGATACAACATAATAAATATAAAAATGTAACCAAATTATTACATTTTAAAATTGATCGCGATTTTGAATATCATGAAATAATATATAAATATAATAACAGTATATATATATTATGTCTTCAAAAAAAGAATCTAGAAAGGAACAAGGAAGTTCTGCCGAATCAGATTCGAATCTTAAAATGGAACAATTAGTAAAACAATATTTAGAAAAGATGCACACATTTCCTGAAAACGTCGTAGCGGAATTAGAGGTTAAATTCGGTACTAGATCTGCAAAACCTATAACTAAAATCTCATTTGGAAATGTTATTAAATCACTCCAAAATTTCGGATTCAAATGTGAAGCAGAAGAACAATATATGTTGCGAATAATGATGGAGAATACAGATGAAGTAAAAACTCAAAAAATATCAAATATTCGTACAGAAATCAATGGATTTAGTAATATACAAAATTATTGTGTTACCAATAATCTTCCTGAACAATTAGACGATAATTATTCTTTCACAAATAAACAATTATTTACTAATGCAGGAGCGACATATTATCCTGTAAATTTCGACGATTTCAATTTCCGCATGACATTCAATACAGAAGAAGAAGAATCGAAAACAAGCGAACAAATTACGGCGATGATTACTAATTGGAAACATTACAAAAAGATTTTCCGATATATTAAGAGATATAGATTTGTCAATCCCAAATTCCCATTCTTAATCGATATTAGTATTGTTAAATCATCTACAAATAAATACGGGAAAATGATTTCTCATTATAATATCAAAGATAGCGAAATATTCAATAATCCAGAAAAGTATGAAATTGAATTTGAGATAGATAATAAAGCAGTAGGAATGGGTACACCATTTATGAATACACAAGTATTAATTCCTCAAATTCGGCGAATGGTAAAATATGTATTGATCGGTCTACAAGATTCACATTATCCAATTGGTCAATTAGAACAATTCGATGTATTAAATAATTATTTTGTGTTAATAAAGAAGCAGAATTTTAAAGATAAGCCTGTAGCCCCAACCGATTTTATTGGGCCATCGTCGGTAACCGTTCAAATGGATCATCTGCAAAATTTAGATGAAGATCAAGAGATTAATAGTAGCCTTCCCAATATTCGCAAAAATTATACTGTTACGGATAAGGCCGATGGACATAGAAAACTGATGTTTATTGTCGGCGATGGAAAGATATACTTAATAAATACCCGCATGGATGTTGAATTTACTGGTGCAATTACTAAGAATGAAGAGCTTTTTAATACTATTATAGATGGAGAACACGTTTCTAATGACAAATACGGCAAATTTATCAATTTATTTATAGCATTTGATATTTATTATGTTGGAAGTAAAAATATTACTGGATTTCCCCTGATTAATACAGGATCAGGAGATAAAGAAGATTTACCAGGTAAGGAAGGAAAGGAAGGAAAGGCTCCAGAAAAAGGAGCAGATGACAACGAATTAGATAAATCGGATTCTCCACAAAGCAAAAAAGAAAAGCTTATATTGTATCGATTACAAGTATTAAATAGCGTAATTAAATCCTTGAAACCCGTATCAGCCGTTAAAGAAGGATCAAAATCCAATACCAAGTCGCCGATGGAATTCAATGTGAAAAAATTCTATTCGGCAAATGTTTTTAGAGGAAGTAAAATTATTTTAGATAATATTAAGGATGGCTTATATAGATATATTACTGATGGGTTAATATTTACTCCTGCAAATTTAGGAGTAGCAAGTGATACTATGGGATTTGAAGCACCTAATTTCAGGACAACATGGTTTCAATGTTTTAAATGGAAGCCACCCGAATATAATAGTATTGACTTTTTAGTTTCTCTAAAAAAAACGAAAGATGGAAATGTTTTTGAGGGAAATCGATTTGAAAAGGGCGTTAATATGGCGTCCGATGCTCAAATTACAAAATATAATACGCTAACATTGCGTGTTGGATTCGACGAAAAACGCCATGGATATATCAATCCCTGCCAAAATATTATTGACGATGTATTGCCTCGCCAAGAAACCGGTCATACAAAATCTAATTATAAACCGGTTCAATTTTATCCAACAAATCCCAGCGACGATAATGGTGGAATTACTAATATAATGCTTTCACGTGATAAATTAGGTGAATATAAAATGTTTACTGAAGAGAGTGAGGAAATAGAGGATAATATGATTGTAGAGTTTAAATATGAAATTGATAATGAAGAAGGATGGAGATGGATACCGATGCGAGTTCGCGAAGATAAAACATCAGAATTGCGAAGTGGAATCAATAATTTTGGCAATGCTTATCATACTGCAAACAATATTTGGTATAGTATTCATTATCCTATTACTGAAGATATAATTACAAGCGGACAAGGATTAACAAAGCAAACAATGGAATCGGATGTATATTATAATAAAAATAATCGTGTTTCAGAAACCAGGGCATTACGTGATTTCCATAATCTATATGTTAAAAAGATGTTAATTTCAAATGCTTCATCACCAGGATGTACTCTAATTGATTATGCGGTTGGAAAAGCCGGCGATTTACCAAAGTGGATAAATGCTAAGATTGCATTTGTATTAGGAATTGATTTATCGAGGGATAATATTGAAAATAGGCTGGATGGTGCATGTGCCCGTTATTTGAATAGTTGTAAAAAATTCAAAACGGTACCAAAGGTGATGTTTTTAAATGGCAATAGTTCAGTAAATATTAAGAATGGTGATGCATTTTCAACAGAAAAATCTCGACAAATTATGAAAGCCGTTGTAGGCGAAGGAACGAAAGACGAAAGTGTTTTGGGTAGAGGAGTCTATAATAGTTATGGCGTTGGAAAAGATGGATTTACAGTAAGTTCCATACAATTTGCGATTCATTATATGTTTGAAAATCATAGTACATTACATAATTTTATTAAAAACGTCAGTGATTTTACTCAATTAAATGGGTATTTTATTGGTACATGTTATGATGGGAAAACATTATTTAATATGTTAAACTCGAAATCAAAAGACGAATCGACTGTACTGTATAAAAATGGTGAAAAAATCTGGGAATTGACTAAACAATATGATACTGAAGAATTGCCAGACAATGAATCGTGTTTAGGATTAGCAATAGATGTATATCAGGAATCGATTAACCAGGTTTTTAGAGAGTATTTGGTTAATTTCTCATATCTAACTCGAATAATGGAAAACTATGGATTTGTACTATTGGATAAAGATCAATTGATGGAAAAGAATTTCAAGGCATCAACTGGGATGTTTAATGAATTATTTGCAAATATGGAGCAAGAATCTCGATCAAATAAACATAAAAATATTTATGGAAATGCATTAAATATGAGCGATGAAGAAAAAACAATTTCATTTTTGAATAGATATTTCATATTTAAGAAAGTAAGAAATATAAATAGTGAATCCATGAAAAAACAGTATAAGGAAGAATTGACAGACGATGAAATTGACATGGCCGAGAAAATATTAGAAGATCTTGATAAGGAAACGAAAAAGGAAACGAAAAAGGTTTCTCCTCCAAAAGACGACGACGATAATGATGATGATAGCAGCGATGGCGAAGAAATCCCGGTTCCTATTAAAGTCAAATCAAAGTCATCTAAAAAGTAAAAATAAAAATACAATCTAAGAATACTTGACCAAAAACAAGTAACCTAGAATAGAAAAAAACATATACAAATATAAGACATCAAAGAAAAAAAAAGAGATATAAATTACACTTAATAAATAATATAAATATATATTTTGATAATTATATAACTTATATTTATCAAAATAATGAATAATTTTTTGTTACCAAAAATAATTAACAATTTAAGTATCGGTGATATTCGTATTAAATATAAAAATGATATAAATATATGTATTTCTATTACATTAAATTTTTATTTAATCCAAATAAAACAACTAATCGATGACCATTTATCGGCGTGGGATGTTTATAAAAAATATACTAATCCATATGAATATATTCATAGTATTATTCCTGATAAAAAAATAAGTGTATCTAAATTAAAACCATTATCACGGTCGTTTTATAAAATGATCGAAATATGCAACGGTTTTAATTTTTTGCCAGACAAATCAATTCCATTAACATCTTTTCATTTAGCGGAAGGTCCAGGTGGATTTATTGAAGCATTAATATTTTTACATGAAAATATAGAAAATAATTATTATGGGATGACGTTACAATCTCCAAATATTGATATACCATCGTGGAAAAAATCGAACGATTTTCTTAAAAAAAACCCAAACGTTCATATTGAAAATGGTCCACAAAAAAACGGTGATCTATTAGAAAAATCGAATATTTCTTATTGTTATAAAAAATACAAAAATTCAATGGATATTATTACTGGAGATGGTGGGTTTGATTTTTCAGTTGATTTTAATAATCAAGAGCAAAATAGTATAAAACTTATTTTTGCTCAAATATGTTATGCATTAGCTATGCAAAAAACGGGCGGTACATTTATTTTGAAAATTTTTGATATATTCACCAAAAGCACATTAGATCTAATTTATATATTATGTAATTATTATGAAAGTGTTAATATTATAAAACCGTGCACAAGTAGAATTGCTAATTCAGAAAAATATTTGGTTTGTCAAGGTTTTCATGCAGAAAAGTATGATATTATTGAATATTTTATTAATAATTTTGATACTATAATAAATAATAAACCATTTATTGTGGACTTTCTAAATATTTCTTTGCCTTATATATTTATAAATAAGATAGAGGAATCCAATGCAATATTTGGTCAACAACAAATCGAAAATATAAATAATACAATAACAAAAATTATAAATAATGAAAAAATTGAGTTTAATGAAGAATTAATATATTCAAATATTAATAGATGTTTAATATGGTGCAACAGAAATGATATTCCTGTCAATACAAATGTATTGAATAAATGAAATATTATTTTGCCATAAATATTTTGATTTTGCCATAAATATTTTGATTTTGCCATAAATATTTTGATTTTGCCATAAATATTTTGATTTTGC